AGTTGTAAAGAACGACACCATATTCGCATAACACTCCTCTCTATCGTCTTTTGGTAAAAACTTTTTCAATCCCTTTCTGTCAGCGTAAGTATGATAGATATAATCAAAACAACAAGTATCTTGTTTTCTATCCCAACTATCGTCTCCTACAAAATCGCCATCTAATTTTAACGCCATCGCTCGTCTCATTCTCGCAATTTTAATTCCTTTAACAATCCGTATTCCGTTCGCGACCTTCGCTGGTATTTCTTCGACGATTTCAATATCTCCAACTTCGTCAATATCAATTGGACTATCTTGGTTCATATACTCCAATTCTTGCTGTTGTCTTTCTGCTAATTCCGCCATCATTCTTTCTCGATTCGTTCCAACAATAGTTCCTCTATAAGTATTACTGATAAGTTCTCCTTTTTTGGTTCTCGCTGTATATCTAAACTTGAACCGCACGTCTATTGTTTCCGTAGCGGTTTCATATTTATTAACTGCTTGTCGTATTACCGATGACGCAAACTCTTTCCATAATAAAGTCTGCTTGTTTGAATTAGCATTCAAATCTATAAATCTTGGACTCCTCGTTAATCCTAATCTCTTTATGATGTCAAACCAGTTTGGTTTATTGCTCTCTTTCTTGGTAAATCCATAATGCCTTAACGCTTTCTTTAACTCTTTCTTCAACTCCGCCATCTTTAATATTATATAAGAGAATTATTTAAGTCGTTTTCCTTAATATATTATATAATTATTTAAAATAACGCTTTTCTTACCTTTCCGTATATTACGAGAAAAGGTCTAAAATATTTTCAATTTTTTTTTAATTCCCTCTACGTATTTTTTACTTTTGACATACTTTTTTTAAAAGTATTATTCTACAACTTTTCTCGGTCTTCCACGCTTCTTTGGTTCGGTCGTTCCTAACTTCTTCATTCTATATACCTTATTCGCTAATCTACATCTCTCTCTGTGTTTCGCAATCCATTCTTCATCACACTTCTTCTTGTCGTAATATTCGCGCATATAATCATTATATCCATCCCTGTTCTCGTTCCTGTATTTCATAATGTTTGCCTTTGCCTTTTCTGTATAAGTTCCCTTGTTTTCCATTATATTATATATTTACATAATATAATATTTAAGTCGTTTTAAAATCATTATAAACAGAGTTCTTTGTTAAATATTCCTTTAATATTTTGTCATTCTTTTTGGTGTCATCACAAAACATACTTAAAAAGTCATAAAAATTATCCTCCATCGTTTTTGAATGGTCGGCATCGTATTTTAAATAATACGCTAAAGCACTACAATAATATCCACACATATCGCTTTTAATATCTTGTATTTGTCGTTCATTAAACATAATTTTTAAAGGTTTCAAAAACTTCTTAACATCCTCTGGTGGATATACTCCAAAACTATCAAAATATATCGAGGGTTTCCCTTCTGTTATTTTACAAAATACCCAGTGAGTTCCATTACCATCTTCTTCGTCTTCCATATTAACTACATAATCTCCTATATACTTTTTGTCAGGCAGTCTATCTTTACATACTATATCCACTAATGGTAAATCACAATCTTCAAAAAAGTTCCTAATCTGCGTGTCATTCAGCATATATTAAGATTAGGTTTTTATTTTGATTAGACAACCAGTTTGTTTTGGGGGTATGATTGCTACACATTCTTTCATAGGTATATAATAATTTAGTTTATTTGGTTTAAAGGTTGTATAAGTCCCATCACCCATATATTCAGGGCGAGTTTCCCCAATATAAGTTTTTGATTTGTCAAGTTTCCATTCCCATAAAGAGCCATCAGTAAAACTAAATAAAAAATAACAATCACGAGTGTCTTTAATACCATCTTCAATTTTGTTAAGTCCAACCATAGTCGTTGTCCAATCATCATACTTATACTTGCGATTTTTTAATTCTACTTTAACCTTTTTACTGACCCAATCAAAAGTGGCGTAATGTCTGGTTTTTTTTAAATCGGTTCCGTATCTTTTTTTGATTAGATTTTCCAACTCTACTTCTTTATTCAACCCAAAGTGTAGATAAGGTATGTTTTCCTTCGTAAATCTTGCTTTAACTTTATTCGGTATTAAATCCATAATATTAGATAATATATTTCTTTAAGTCAATTTTAATATTATATATTTTTTTAAAAGTATATTACATAGAATACGCTCTATATCCAGCAGGGTTGATGCCTCCGCCTCCAGCACCAGGTGGGTTAATACCGCGACCTTTAATTGGTGAATATTGACTATAAGGGTTGTGATTAATAAAAATAGGGTTCATCGCTTGAGAACCCATCTTTGCGTATGGACTTCCTAATTGTATAGGATATTCAACATAATTTTCATTCGCATTCATTCCACCGTGGGTATTAATTGCTCCACCATACATCATAGGAACATAACCGCTTGTATCAGTAACCAATCCATTAGAAGCAACTTTAACGTAAGGTGTTCCTCCACCCGATTTACGATGTCTCTTTCTACGATGTTTCAAACCCATACCATTAACGCCTTGTTGTGTTAAATCCCCTAAAGCATCTACAATACCACTATACTTTCCTTCGGTTTTTTCGTTCAAATATTTTTTACCGGCATTAATAGCCATAGGGGCAAGTGCTTTACCGACTGCTTTTGCACCCTTTTTAACCATATCCCAAATACCTTCGCCTTCGTGAAGAGACAAAGCAACTCTTGGATGATTTGCTCTAACAATATCTGCTAATTTTTGTAGGCGTTCAGGATGTAGTGTAATAGTATGCGTAGGTCTATTAGGAACCAAAGCACTTCTTGTAATAACGATTTCTCCGCCATTCCTTAATTTATGTGCTTGATGATGTGTTAATCTAATACCCATTCCTTGAATTGCTCGATCGGCGGCATTACCGAGAGCATCAACCCCAACAGCAATTGCTGGTGCGAACTCTGGGGCATAAGCACTTAAAGCACCGGTTACAACAGGTTTCGCCATCTGTATAAGAGGTTTTGATACTGCTTTCGCAACTGGTTTTAAAAAATTACCAACCTTTTTAAAAAAGTCTTTTGCTCCTTCTCCTTCCATATGCTTTCTTCTCGGCATTATATTATAATCATTAGATTTTTTTTTTTGAAAATCTCTTTTTAAAAAAGAGAGCAAAACTCCCTATATAAGTTTTTGCCACGCTTTTTTTGAAAAAGCGTCTTACTCTATACGAGCACCGGTTCGCAAGTCGATTGTCATAGTGCGTTCAAACTCCAAAAACACTTGGAATGAGATGGTCTGTGTAGAAGCGTTCTGTCCCACAATTTGGATTGCCTTGGCAACACCATCTTCACTTGGAATGGAACGACTGATATTTCCGTAGTAGTATCTGTATAGTTTTTCAAACTCACTAAAACCAATCTGACCTGATGCGAGAGAAGTTGTGAGACTTCCGTTCAACTGGTTAGAAGAAACCAATTGTTCAGCAAACACCTCGTAATCGTAGAGCAAGTTGGTAATAAATAAGTTCTTTCCTGAAACTTGGATGTTGAAGTTGGTAAGAGAAACTGGGTCGGGTGTAGCAGGTGAAGACGAGAAAGGCGATAAAATACTATCACAAACAACCGAACCATTCGCTGCTGTTCCGTTAGCATTCTGTCGTAGAGTAGGAACTACCAAACAACCACGAAGATTTGGTATTCCGTTAGATACAAGGAATGAGAAAGTTTGTCCCGCAGCAACATCATTAAAGGTGTAGTAGAAAATATCGTTATATACGACTTTCTTGGTAGGGCAAAGTGATAGAAGTCTCTGTTCCGCCAGAGGCGACATAGTATAGGCAGGGGCGTATAGACGACAAGAAGTAATAGGGGCGCTTATCGCTGGAGAAATACCATTAATCAATTGAGGGAATTGAGTTCTTACGATAGAAAGACCAACTGCTACATCCAAACCACTAACACCAGTTGTAGCATCCGTTAAACCAACTGCTGCGAAACCTCCTTGACCTACATCACTCGATGCTAACATAATAGGGTTTGTTCCACCACCTCCCAAAATAATTGGAGTAGAAGTGAGAGCAAGTTGGTTATAATCAGATTGCCTGCCATAAATAATAACATCGTTCTCACTAGCAAAACTATCATTAGTAACACCTGATGTATATCTTGCGGTAAAATAACACTGGTTAGTATTAATATACAATCTCATCGTTCCACCCTTAACCATAGGCATCTTAGAGAACAAATCACAAATATCTTTCATTCTAATTACTGCGTCAAATACGTATGCTCTTTGCTGGGGGATTGCTTGAGTATAACTTCTAAATATTGCCGACATCTGGGCGGTTGTTATTAGTGCTGCCTGATTGCTTTCAAAAGCGCCTAGACCACCAAGATTAACTGATGGGGAAAAGTTCAACCAACACTGCCGTCTGTAAAAACCCTTGTTGTAAGTAGAAGAACGAACACCTGAAGACCAAGTAGTTGCTTGAGTAGTCTCGTTATAAGAAGCAACATTAACACTATCAGTTCCTTCTGGAACAGTTGGGCAGTTCGCACCAGCGTTAGCAGAACCTGCTAATTGAGGAACCCAAGCGGCAGCGTAGTTTGTAATATCAACATAAGGGGCGTTAGAGTTATTACAAATACCACTTCCAAAAGCGTTCAAAATATTTGTAGTTCCAAGACCGTTACCAAAAGCAAAAGTGTTATATACCCAACTATCGGCACTATCAGGGCAATAACCGGTCAAAGCACCCCAATTCTCTATATCACCGTTACTCCAAGAAGTATTTGCCTTAAAAGAATTGAATACATTAAGGTAAGGAACCTGTTGCACGACATTGCCGTTATTGTATTCCACTATAAGTGAGTGTATAATCTGCCAGTATCCGCTCTTCAAACCAACCATAAAATCTGCTGGGGTCGCAGTTGGTAGAGAACCTCCTGCTCCACTCTGTAATTGTAGCACTAAGGGAATGGTAAGGAAACTCTCTGACCAATTTAGGTAAGAACCTGAGTTCGAGAGACTTGTCGAATCAATAACAATTTGACCTGAATAAGAACTATTGTTATTATCATTCACGTATAACCACTGCTTATCCACAAACTCGCTTGACGAAATCTCTGTGTTAATAGTCTCCTCATAGACAAGATTATCCATTATACTCTTAACAAAGAAAAAAATATTTTGAGAATTACTCAAAAGAAATATATTTTCGGGGAACCTTGGGTTTGACTTTCAAAGTCCTTAATACTTCACTTGCCTTCTTAATTTGTCCGTCCTCAAAAATCTCTGGTTTTAATCCTGCTCCCATCGTTCGCTTATTATGAACAGCGACTTTCATATTACCACCCCCTCCTGTTCTTTTTTTATGACTAAAGACACTTCGTCCTCCCAAAGTTGATTTATTTAACTTGTGGATAAACATATTACTATATCTAAAGAAAATTATTTTATACCTCACGCCTCACTTCGTTCGTCTGCGGTATGTCCGGTGCTTCGCAATCTCTAAGATACGATGCCGTAGGCATCTGCGTCTCATAGGGGCGCAACCCTATTATTTTGTGATTTTCTCGTCAGGGTCAGTAATAACCAATAGAATAATTGTTTGAGGGTCTTGAAGAGCAACAGGAAACAAATCTTGGTCGATAATTGTCATCGTAAAACTATTATACTCGCCAGGTTGTATATCAATAAAACTAAACTGACCGGTAGGGGAAATCGTAAATTGTTCGCCAAAATTACCTTGTGGGGCAAAGCAATAAAGCAAAGTGTTAGGCACAGCGTAGTTGTTATTTAGTAGAGAGCAAGTCAAAATAAAACTGCTATAAGGCGTAATTTGTGGTGTAAAAGTCGAAAGAAATCCCTGAACGTTAATATAACTCGGTGATTGAGTTTGTGCTGGGGGAACACCAGTTATTGCCGCCTGAGCGTAAGGAACTAATCCATTCGCCCCCTGAGGATAATAACCGGTTTGAAATCCGATGAGGTTTTGAAAATTAGTATTTGGAACAAAAAACATAGGCGTAATACTATTCGTAGGCATAACCCAAGCAGGAACAGGGGATGATGGTTGTTTTACCCCTAAAGTAAATTGTCCCGTTCCAGTGCCAATTGGATATTCACTTGCCTTCATATTGTAGCAATTTAGTTCAAAGGAATATGCTGTTACGTTGGTCCCAAGAGTAATAAAATAAACATACTGACCGCTGTCGTTATTGATTAAAAAGTGTCCGTTATAAATAAATTGTTGTTGAAGGAAAGCATTAAAGGTGTCAATTGTATAAAATCCATCCGGAATTGTTATATCAACTCTCGTATTATCTACCCAAATATACGAAAAAGTGTTATTGTTATAAGTAGCGGTAATATTGAATGTAGAATAATAAGTTGATAAACTCGCAAGAGCAACTTTTTGACCCTTGACGAACTTGACATTACCACCTGGAAACACATAACGAAAATTAGAGTTATTAGAACCAGCAACGATGTTTTGACTATTCAAAATTAGTGTCCTCATATTATATAAAGGATAGAAAAAAATACTAATTAATCGTTAAAAGTAGTTCCCTTGCTTGTGATTTTGTCAATCTACCTTCTTCCATAAAGTGTATTATGATTTTTCTTAACTCTCTTACCAACTCGTGAGAATTATTACCTGCTAACCATTCTCCTTTTAATACCTCAAATCTTTCTTCCATCTTATTATCGTCATCAGTTTTTACTGGTTTTAGACCTAAAGTATGATGAACACCAGCACCTTTTGCCATCTTTTCAAACAATTTCTGTTCGCTTAAAGGTAATCGGTTAAACTCTTTTTGGGATGCCTTTTTATTTTGTAAAACTTCTACAATAAAATCCCTCAAATCTTCACTCATACTTTGAACTGGAATAGATTGAACTCTACCACCGCCTTTGTGATGAACCGATAAAACAGATTTATTCATATTGTTTGCGTGTAATAGGTATTTTCCAAATTGAATATGACTTGGTGTCTCAACTGGTTCTAATCCTCGACCAATTTTCTTAATCAAAATAGGTTTGCGCCCTGTCATTCCTATATCTACGCCCTTTCCAGAAGGTTTTGGACTTCTTTCTTCACTTGGTTCTCTGGATAACCTTGAACTTGAACTTGAACTTGAAGCGCGACTTATTGAACGAGATGGTTGTGAAAAATCGTATTCCTCCCACTCTCTTTCGACAGAAGGGGAACGTCCAGCACGTTCTTCCAATCGTAATTCTAATCTTGTTAAAAAGAGATTAATAACCCCTTCTTTTGCTTTTAATATTCTCGCATTCGCCCAATTTTCATCAGTAATTTTTTTTATGAACTGCTGTAATGCTACGCTTCTCTCTGCCAATTCCATTAACGCCGCCTTTCCATAAGGTTTTGATTTAATATCACTTCCTCTTTGACTAAATACTACTTGAGGATATTTTCCTCGCATCGTCATTCCTATTTCATCGTAAATACCTCCATCGACACTCACATTCGCATTCATAGGCATTGGCGGTAATCTACTTAAATCGGTTCTTCCTTCTTTTACAACCGCTTCTGCTACTTGTGGTGGTTCTAATGGTATTCCGCCTTTTGCTAATTCGGCAATTACTTCTCTTAATTCTTCTGCTCCAATTCGTCCTTCTCGCATCTCTCTAATAAGGTCTTGAACTTGTCCTTTTGAAGGCAATTCACCCAAACCTCTAAACATCTCTCGTATTTCGTCTTTTGTAGCACCTGATTGAACTGCGTCTATAATTTGTCTTGTTAGTCCTGTTAAATCTGCCTGTGCTCCAGCAAAACCGGTTGTTATACTATCAGCAAGTGGCGCTAATTCTCGTCTCAATTGTTCTGCTGTTAAACCTGGCGCTCTATCCAATAATCGTTGAACTTGGTCTCGTGATGGTAAATTATCAAACCTATCCTGTAGTTGTGCTAATTCTTGAAATTGTCTTTGTGGGTCTAATTGCGCTATTCTTTGGAATACTGCTTCATCAGGTAACCGTCGTTGTAATCCTGCCAACATATTATCTATCTGTTGTAATTCCATAACACTACGTCGATCTGACCTACCTTCAGCATTACGAAATTGTTGTTTGACAGACTGACTTAAACCTCTAATTTGGTCTCTTGTAGGCAATATCGCTCGTAAATCGTTAATATTATTTATAATCCTATCAAACTTATCGTTAAACAATACAGAATTATCGGCAATACCCTTTGTCTCATCAAATACTTCCCTAAACTTTTGAAAAAAATCTACAAAACCAGTTGCTGTGATACGCTTTACATCAAATCTTTTTTGAAAATCTGCTTTAAGACTTGGGAAAGTGTTGTTTAAAATAACAAGGTTGGTTGGGTCTGCCCCTAATCTTGTAGCAATTTCACTCGCCTCTCGGTAATCCATTCCTAAACTTATTAGGTTGGTAATAGCATCACTATAATTTTTAGATACGTCTGCTTGGATTTCATCAGGCGTAAATTGTTGTTGAGGGGTTAAAGCAGGAACTTCACCTGCTCTGTATGCTCGTCTTGCGTTTGAAATATTATTATCATTCGCTATTGCTATTTTCAACAAATCGTCTTGTGCTATTCTTGCTTTGTCATAATCACTTGCTTTTCGTAAATTACGTATCATCAAACTACCAGTTCCACTCATAATATATAATAAAATATTTTATTTTTATGTAAAATTACTTAAAATCTGCCTCTGTGAGTTCAAAATAGCAATCCAAATTGAACCGAAACCGTTTTAAAGGGTCACCTTCTTCCAAGTCAATCAACATAAAGTTTTTTTTATCTTTGGTTGCTTCTTTATACATCGTCGTTAGTGCTTCTTTGGTTATTCCTAAAGAACATTCCCTCGTAATCATCGTAAGATTTTTCATACTCGATACTTGTTTAATAATCAAATAATTTATGTTATTTCTAATCATCTTCGGTATATCATAGAATGACTGCGAGATATAGACTATACTACAATTTCTTTTACGACAACGGATATAGTAATCACTGATTATTTTTTGCTCTTTTTTGGGTTCATTCACCAAATCATCCAATATAATTAACGTATTGCTTTCTTTATCAATCTTATCCAAATCCGGCACTGATGCTAAACCTTCTGTAATTTTCAATCCCTTATTCCCCAATTTATCTTCCAAAAAGTTCAATAAAGGTTCGTCTTTATTTTTGGTAATGTAAAAAATACTTTCAAAAGTTCCAGTCATCGTATGTAAAAGATTTAAAAGTGTATTAGTTTTCATACTACCGCTATTCCCAATAATACACATACGGAAAGGCACTTTAATATTATGAGTTTTAAAGTTTGGGTTATGACACTTCAAGTGGTATTTTGACGGCATCTTTTCATACCAATTATGAACTTCTAACAAATCTTCCTTTTTCTCTTTTTTAGGCATATAAAGTATAAGGATAAAATTATTTTATTTCTATAACTTATAATGGCGAGTTATAACCCCCCAAATCCTTATGTGCCTAATGCTTTCAATCCAAATCAATATATTACTCCAAGTGATAATATTACGACACAATATTTGGACGAAAATTACTTACGATTTCCTTTCGCTCAAGGGGCAGAGAACTTTGTTTCTATTAATAATCAAGGTCAGTTAAATCAAGGTGGTCAGGCAGAGTTTTCAAGTGCGTCTATACCAGTCAATTTTTTAATAACACCTACGATTACTACACCTTTTTCTTATCCTGATACAACCCATACTTCTTCTCTTGCTACAATCGGTTATGTGAATGCGGCATCCGGAAGTGGGAGCGATTTATTGCCTTTGAATAACCTTTGGACTGGTGTGAATAATTTCGACCCTACACCAGACCAAACTTACGGCGCAACTATGCTTCCTGGATTAACTATAACAAATAATCAATTGGACCCTGGTTCTCAAACTGATAATGATATTATATCTTATTCGCCTAACGCAACAACAGGTGGGTTATGCTTATATTCGTTGGGAATATATAGTAATACAACCGGTGGTAATCTTCCCCCTCAATTACAACTACAACCTAATAATAGTAAATCAGTTTTACAAGCAGTAGCATCTAACGGATTAGTTCAATTGAACGCAACAGGAGTGAATGGCGCTATTGAATTGAACTCAGATATCGGTGTAAATATAGGGAGTGCTTCTGGGAGTATTTCAAAGATTAATTTTCAAGGCAGTAATCCTACTCTTAATTTTAGCAATTGGGGTAATTTATCCGCAACAAGTTCTTCAAGCGGTATAATAAGCAGTGTTGATTTGTCTTTACCGTCACAAACTACATACGACCCTCTAACAACTTACGGGGATGTCGCTTCGACCCAACAATTCGTTCAACAAGCAATAGCAAGTCAAGGTGGAGGCGATGTGACAACAGGAGGAACGAATGATTTTACTGGACGCAATACTTTTAGTTATAATTTGAATGGTGGGACGATTTCAGCAAGTGGTTTAACAATAGCGAGGAATGTTGAGACTGGTTTGAATGATTTAGATTTAGTTTCTATTAACTCTACTTCTTCAAGTGGTTTAAATATTTATTGCGAGACGGCATCAGTATCTTCTACTTCGACCCCAAAAGTTCAAATATATAACGATGGAACGGCAACTCTTTTTAATACACCGGTTCAAATAGCACAAGGTCAAACTGGAACAACATACAATTATGCCCTATTAACGACAAATAATACGACTTATGTTCCAAGTATTAATTTTTTGTATGATAGTATCCAAGCGTTAGTTGTCAACCAGAATGGATATTTTCTACAAAATTATACTATTGTTGCTTCTGTTACCCCATCTATTACTTATCAATATAGTTTTGGTAATAATCCAGCAATTTATAATACTACACAGGCGGCGAATGCTTTGGTTGGTTTTACTCTTTCTACAAGTGGAAAGGCAAGTTTTTCTTTTTCGCCTCAACCCTTAAATAATACTTATAGTAATAATTGCGCTTATTTACAATTAAACCCACCAGTATGGACGAATGGGGGTAATCCTACAAGTGTTGCCGCTTTCTTTAATGGTTCGGCGAATGTTTATTTATTAGGAGTATGGAATGCTGCCGCAATATTAGGAACAACAACTTTTCCTTTTGTAAATCCTGGGACAATAAATACACATCAAACAACTTTTTATGCCCCTGTTTATGAATATAATACTGGTGCTCAATATAGTCAAAACTTTTCGGCACAAGTATGCTCTTTTACAGATGGTTATGGAGTTCAAAATATAGCATTAGTTGTAACTGCTTTGCTTCCCCAAACTATTAGTAATATTATGGTGGTTCAAATACCGCCTTTTCAAATTACTTTTTAAAAAAAAATCTATTGTTAGTATATGAGTTCTTCTGGTCTTGGAGTTGTTTTTAGCGATGATTTTAATGTTGTTTTACCAAGCGTATTAGGTTCAAATCGTAATGGTTCAACGTCATTAACAAATACTTTTCCAACAACATCAACTGGAGATAGTTTGGGACACTATCACTACACTGAAAGTGGAACGAATGCTTTACAATTTTTGAACGCAAGTGGTAGCGGAGTGGGGGGTCACAAGTTTTATAATAGTAATACAACTGATGCACCTGTTTTGTATCTTACAATAGATAAGGATGAAATATTAACTGATACACAATTCAAAGTAGATAAAAGTTCTTCACCAACACCACCAGTTTATTCACCGAATGTTTTAAACGTAGCACCAGATAATAAAAATATTAATTTCCCAGTTGGAACCAATTTTCTTCAACCCCCTTATAATTTTAATCAAACCTTCAATCCAGTTTATATGACTCAAACAACAGCAATTTACACTGAAGGAGAATTAGTTTATGCTGTTGTGGGTAGTCCATCACAAGTTCAGATATTTAAAAATAATGCTACCACAAATCCTATCCCACCGAATGTCATTCCATCTGGTTTTCCTAATTCAGATGCTACTGGGGTTCAAGTGGGAATACCATTATTTTCTTTAACTCCAGTATTACCTTCTACTACACAAACTGCTATTTTAAGCGATACTTTAGAAATCACAACTGACACTGATGTAAGCGAATTATCGGCAACCGATTTGACCTTTAATAGTGTAAGTTTGCCTACTTCTGTTGCTACAAATACTACCAATATTGGGACAAATACAACTAATATTGCTACCAATACAAGTAATATTGCTACAAATACTACTAATATCGCTAAAAATACTTCTTCTATTTCAAAATTACAATACGCATCACCAATCACTATGGCGAACTCACCGGTAATTTATGGAACTTTACCGAGTTCCCCACCTATGGTTCCAACCACTAACGCAATTAATAGCGGTTTTAATGGTTGGTATTATAAAAATATATCATCAGCATATAACAATATATCTTGGGCGATGGGTTTCCAACCTTCTTCTTATGTTGTATCAAATCTTAAAGGATTTTATTTTACTTTTGTTAGTTTAACTACTACATCAAAACCTTTTATGTCTGTATATACTTTACCAGCAACACCCCCTAATTTTTATTTAAGTAGGCGGTCATACGTTCCAGCAATTGCCCCCGCAACAATTACTGCCGGAATACCTTATATTTACTACTATATGTTTGATAATAACTACCCAACCCCCTTCAAATATTGTCATACAGCAGTTCCTCTCACTTTATCAGGCGTAAATCCTGTTGGACCTTTTGATGGGAATGAATTGCTTTATTTTATGAGTATTAATACCAACTCTATTTCAGCAGTTGGAACAGAAGAATTGATTATTCAAGAAGGCGGTGTTATTATTGATGATGGAACTGGAACTCTGATTCAACCTTTTAGTTTTAATGGTAGCGATGTCTATTCACCAAATAGTTATAGGGCAGTTCTACAAGGTGCTGGAACGATTACCCCAACTATATCCAATAATGGGACAACCTATATTGCTACAGCAAACTTTACTATCTCTAATGCTGGTTTATCTGGAGTTCCTGTTGGATTTTTCATCATCGTTCAAGGAACAACCGCAGATAGAACAATAACCTATAATACAAGTTCAACTAAAATAGTTCATACCAATACTGGGACAACGAATGCTTCACAAGTAATTTTTTATTGGACTGGAACACAATTCACACCATACAATTAATTCCTTTTGTAATATTATGAGCGAACAATCTATGAATAACTGGAATGACGAAATCGAGGTAATGCTTAACGAGATACGAAAAAATTGTATTGACTTGGAACAGCATCACAAAAATAAATATTTTGGAATAAAAAAGATTTGCGTATGGTTCAAACTTCCTGTCATAGTGTTAAGCAGTATTAATGCCCTTGTAGCAGTAAGTCTCACAAATTATATCAAGCAAGATTATATATCAGGTGCTAACGCAACCATCAGTTTTATTATTGGGACTCTCACAAGTATATCTTTGTATTTAAAAATTGAAGACCGACTCGAAACAGAGTTAGACGCGTCAAAACATTACCATAAATTAGCAATTGAAATATTTAAAACTTTGTCATTAAAAATAGACGATAGAGGAACAGAAGGCAACGTATTTTTATCGAGTTGTTTCAACGAATATATCAAACTTTTTGAGAAATCCAATCTTACGGATGTAGAGTTTAATGATAAATTAAAAATAGAATTACCAATAGGAATAAAGGTTAATGAGTAAGAAAGTAAAAAATAATTTATTTGTATATTGTATGTATGATATAAAACAATATTCAAAAGACCAAGCAGAAAAATTAGGTGTTAAAATAAGACCATCGCACAATCCCAAAAAGAAAATTGATGTATTTGATTGGAACGGACAATTTATCTGTTCTATTGGCGCACGAGGTTATGGAGATTTTCCTACGTATATTGAAACAAGAGGATATAAGTATGCTGAAAACAGACGAAGATTGTATCGTATAAGACACCATAAGGAACGAGATAATCATAATTGGGAAGGTTCTCCATCATACTATTCTTGGTATATTTTATGGTAATTAGTTCTTTTTCAAAAAGAACGCAAAAATAATTTAAAAACTAATTTAAATATTAAATATTTGAATATATAATGGTTATATTATGTGGAATGGTTTATTGCGAATGTGGAGGGATTTTTAGGAATAAAACTTCTACAAAAAATAATCATCTTAATACTCAGATACACAAAGATTATTTGGAGATGGGGTTGCCTTGTAAAATACGAAAACCAAAATCAAAAAAAGTATCCGTTGATTTATCAAAAGTTGATTTAAGTAAGATTACGGAAAATAAAATATTAGAGTATGATATAGAATGAGCACCCCATTAAACGAAGAAGGAAAAAAAATAGCAGCAATTTTATCAAGAAATAAAAGTGCTTTAAAGGATTTGATAGACTTACATCGCCAAGATTTAATTGATGATAATAATAATAAATTAAGTGATACAGACCCTGTTCCTTTACGTAATATTAATAATCAATTTTTACGGAATATTGCGACTGATATAGAACATTATTTAAACGGAGATGAAGAATACGATGACTATCTACAAGACTTTATAGATTTATATAATGCTAATAAAAAAGGTGGAAGAATAAAGGGTAAAGGATTGGAAGAAGGACATAAGCAAATCTTAAAAGAAGTCAGGGATTTAAAAAAGATTTTAGTCGATCACATCAAAAGCGGTGGGAATACACCAGTATCACATCAGGAAGGTATGGGGGTCGTATCATCCATAACCAACTTGGGAAAAAAAGCGTATAGGAAAACGAAAGAGACCGCATCAAAAATTGCTTCAACCGCAAAAGACGTTGCTACAAAAGTCATAACCGGAAATACAGGAATGCCGCCGAATGTGAAAAGTATTTTGGATAAATACGGTGATAGTATTATTAGTGGTTTGACAATAGCAAGAAATCCAGTTGGTAGTGCTTTAATAACTGCTCTAAGTGTAGCAAGTATGGGAGAGTTTAAGAAAAATCTTGATAATTCTCCATACGATAAACTTTTTCACTTGAAATTAATCATCACTTTACAGAATGGAATAAAACTTGCTTTTGAAAAAGTCGAACGAGTATCTTTAACAAAATATACAAAACCAGTCAAAGGACAAGAAGACGAGGATGTTCCTGTTGATAAACAAATTACCTTGAACCAGTTATACAAGAATGCCGAAATTGCGATGGGAGACAGATTTTACCCTTATTCAGCAAGGGACAACAATTGTCAAAACTTTATTTTGAGTGTATTAAAAGCAAGTGGATTAGGAGGCGAACGAGATTATGCTTTTATTAAGCAAGATACAAAAAGTTTATTTGGAGACGAAAGTTTCCTACGAAAATTGTCTAACACTGTTACAGACGTTGGAGCGAGATTTAATGTATTATTACAGGGTGGTAAAATTAAAGGTAAGGGGGTAAGAAAAGTATATCCACCTGATTATCAACCCAAAGATTTTGTTTCTTTGCCTAATTACCTACAAAGCGATTATCTTGCTGGTAATAAAATAATTGAAAGCGAAACACCAGACGATGGAGAGGATGGTATGGGTATTCAAAAAGGCGCTTTCCGTAAATCATTCTACCAAAGACAAGCAAAATATAAGCATCTTAAAACGTTAAGGGAATACGCTCAGTATATTGTAGACCACCCCAAAGATTTTAGTTCAAAAGTAAGGAAGAGGGCAGTTTTTATGATTAATCTACAAAAATAAAATCTTTTCTATAAAATATGAGTGCTTGGATACAACACGTTAAAAAAATAGCGGCAGAAAAAGGCATAAGTTATAAGGATGCTATGAAACAAGGTAAAGGAACTTATCACAAAGGGAGTGCGTCTAAGACAAGACCTGGACACGAAGACTTTGAAGCACATAAGGGAACGAAATCAAAAACAAGACCTGGGCACGAAGATTATATGGCGCATAAAGGAACAAAATCAAAGACGAGACCTGGGCATATTGATTACGAAAGTAGTGGTTATAGCAGTAGCGATACAGAAGGAGGTGCTGTCGGTAATATTGAATTGGCTCCAAGTTCTATTCCAACTTATGGAAATACAAATCTCGGTGTAATGAGAGTTCCCCAATCAAGAAGCAGGGTTGTGAATGCGCCACGAATGGGTAGAGGTGTTATTAATGAGTTGGGAAACCAAAACTATTTAGCACAAGTATATAACCAAAAAGATTTAGGAGCGAATGGCGTAGTAAGACTATAAAATAGCGTAATTTATATAATATTATTATGTTTTGTAATATTATATGGAAGAAAAAATTGAAAGGATTAAGCAATTTTATAATTTGATTGAGAATGACAAAGGTAATGACTATTTTCTTATGCCCTTTGCTGAACTCGTAATAGAACAATTATTGGATTTAAAATTAATCAGTGATAAAGGTATGACAATTTTAGCAAGAGATATTGACGCTGATTTTAAAAACTTAAATAATAATATTGACGTAGATAAGAGCAGACTATGGATTTGCTTATATTTTATGTGTGTGTATCACTTATCCAAGTGTTATGTTTCCTTTATGGAAGTAATGATGAACGCAACCGAAGGCAAATACGAAGAGTTACGAGTGGAGTTATACCAAGAAGACGAAGAAATACTCACTAAGTTAATCGAAGTAAAGGACAGACTATTTGCTTTTATCCAATTGTCAAAAACTATATTAGAAATTGAAACCGCTAAAATTACAGACGACCATCAAGCAAAACTTTTCGATGAACACAAAAGAAAGTGTATTGATAAAGTTAATTATTTCCCAGAACCAACTATTTATTGCCCTGCTAAAATACCAGAAGGAACTGAACTATCGTAATATTTGTAATCTTATAAATCGGTTAAATAGTAATACACTAAACTATATTTTTCACCTACAAGGTCGTCTGTTGTATAATGCTCTAATTTCGCACCATCAATAATTATGGGCGTATATTTTGTATCATAATCTTTGCCTTTTACATTCAATTTACAACCTTCATAATCACCAATACTCACTATACAAGAAGCACCTACATTAGATGCGTCCAAGTGTTTTCCACAGATTGTATTATTATTTACAAGGATACTTGAATACTTGAATGGAACAATAATATCACCAATACGCTTTAATTCTTCGTAAATCTCTGGTCTTTTTATACTACTTCTACTCAACGAATAACCGCCACCATTCACTGCTCTTAACTTAACAGCACCAAATATTTCTGCCCTATGTCTTGGAAAGTTCTTACGGAAACTTCCATTATGACTTTTCGCGGTCTCTTCATCAACTTTGATTGCTAATTTAATTTCTTTTAGCATCTTCAACAAAGGGTCAAAAAAAGTCTTATGTATGGATGGTAATTGTAATACATCAATAGGAGTAATTTCTGGTTTTATTTTAAAGGTTCTAAACTTAAAGTGCGGTATTTTTTCCTTACTAATGTATGGAATAACTTTTTCAGTAAATCCCAAGTAATTATGGTATTTATAAAACAATTGAGAATGTCCTTGATAATATTTTTCGTAATCTCTACCATCGGCATCATTCACACCACCATCTGTAAATATTTCTGCTCTCAAAATTAAATCACAATTTCTTGCGGTCATACCATACTTGTCATAATACAATAAAGTTCGTTCTTTGTCTTCAAGTGTAGGATTTGATACTCTAATATTTTTATCATTCTTACAAACATACAATCCACCCATACAGCATAAATTACCACTTCGTATGCCTTTACCTTTATTATAGAACTCGTTGAATGTAGGAGGAAAACCAACAATACCACAATTGTTATTTTCCAAAAAGGTTTGACTTTCACTCAATACCTGTAAGAATGTTTTTTCGTCTTTTATTTTAAACTTGTCAATATCATCATCAATATAACACACAATAGCATCTTCGTCAAAATAATCTGTCATAAAATTACGAATACCACACATTCCTAAAACACCAACTACTATTTCCGTATTGGGTAAAAATTGTTTATACAACTCTTTTTGCTCTTCGTTCGCAACAAAAACAATAATGTCTGTTTCAGGCACTCCATTATCAATTAATAACTTATATGTTTTTTTTGAAAGTTTTTCTGCTCGGTTATAAGATGGAATAGCAATCTTCATAACTTATAACGACAAAATAAAAAAATTACCTTAACGAGAATTATTTTTCAATTTTTAAGTTTTATCTTTTTCCCCTATTAAAAAAAAAAATTGAAAATTATTTTTATCTTTAGTTAGGAGTATATTTACGATGAGTTCCTACGAAGAAAGAATGGAAAAGTTTAAAGAGAGAGATATTGTCAATATCCTTAAGGTGTATAAGTGGGAGAGACCTTTATCGCCTGAATTGAAAGCAGAGATTGATGAGTTCTATGAAATAATGGGGTATGGATGCTGGTTCGGTTCTTGGGTAAACAGTAAGATATGGTGCTGGTTGATGGTTGAATGGATGAAGAACGGCGAGGATTTAATCCCCTTCCACTGGGAAGATATTCCAAGCGACGACGAAAGCGAGGATGAAGAAGTATGTTATGGAGGTTGCCCTGAATGCGGAGAACCACAAGATAAACCTTTCGAAGGAATGTGTAGTGATTGCGTAGTTAGAAAGAACGCGGAGTTTGATGAGATGGAGTTTGATGAGATGAAAGAGAAGTTCTCTCACGCATACTACATTAACGAATGGGGACATCCAATATTTACTTGTGATTGTTGTATAATTAGAAGAAAGACATACAACGTTGGTTATGAAGATGCCGACTACCGAGAGGATGAAGTTTTTAGTTCAATCGAAGAAGCAAGACCTTTATACGATAGATTGATTGCTACAGGAGAATACGGATGGGTTCAAATACTTGAAAATAATGAAGAGATAATTGAAGAATGGGAAAACCCAAACAATTGTGGGGCGTGTGGATTTTTAGTTTGTGAATGTAGTGAGGAAAGTGTTTGTGATTGTGAGGAATGTAATGTTCAACAATAATTTACCTTTATTAGTATATTGTAATTTTAACTTAATTCGTAAGTGAGTTCCACTTGGAGCAATACCTTTTTTTTTGTCATTCCGACCTTTTAAAAAATTAAGTTTTTCAATTTTGAGCGTTCCAGAAAAAAATTGAAAATATTTTTAAGTAGTAAGTTCTATTACAACTCAAAACCAAAGATGTCGAGAACACAAAACGAAACCGCCACAGTTGTAAAGCGAGGAGTGAAGGCACAGGAACAGAGGATGCTGACGGACAGGAACTCAGGAGTGGAAGAAAAAAATTATAAAGATATTACAGAAAATCATAACGCAAACACGGAGGAGAAGATGAACGCAACTTACGAAAACGGATTTGAAACTCAAGAAGAACACTTTGCTTCAAAGCAACCAACTCCAACCGACGATGTTGTTGAGTTTGTGGTTGATTTTGACGAGGATGAGAGCGAGAAAAGTTCAAGTGATGACGAAAGCGAAGAGGAAAGCGAAGAGGAAAGCGAAGAAGAAGAAGAAATTGATTGGGGTTCTGATGACGAACCAGAAAAAATTGAAAATAATTTGGAGACTATCAAGATACCAAAAAAGAAAGGAATGTCAAGAAAATTGAATATAGTTGAAGACACAGATGATGTTGAACCAGTTGAACCAGTCAAAGTTGTTCCATTACCGCTTGTTGAGATTGACGATTGTGATGCTGAAATTATACTCTTACAAGCAAAACTTCAATTGGCGATTGAAAATAAAAAAGAAAAAGAAGTGAGAGAGAATATTCCAAAATACAGAAAAAGAAAAGGAGACGAGATTGATGCGATGATTGCTGACTTATTAAGAAAAAAAGAGGAATACTTGGCAGGAGATCGAGATGAAGAATTGGTGAAGGAATACAAACCAAAGAGGATTGCTATCAAGATGGGAAAAACAGAAAAAGGTGAAA